TCGCCAGCAACGAACATCTCGCGCGCCACCATCGCTTGCAACCCGTAGAAGTCGGTCAGACCGTCAGCATCCGCCTCATCGGTCCAGGCAAGCCAGAGCCGCTGCACCTGATCGCGCAGAGCCGGATCCTCGATCAGTGATGACGGCTTGATCCCGTCGCCCACCAGGTTCGACGCAAAAGCCTCACAGGCATTTGCCGCGTAGCCATTGGTCACCACCAGCTCGCGCGAACGCGCCAGCAGACGCGGACCGCCCGAAGCGACCAGCGAGTTGATATTCTCCAGGGGCGGTTGCCAGCCGCGCAGCCGTCGCTGCGACATCGCTCCTTCCAACCTGGCACGCACAACTACAGAACCGCCGGTGCCTCGGCGGCGAAAGGCATTGAGCCAGCCCATGCGTCACAGTCCTTTGGTGGTGATCACGCGCACCTGTCGGATGATCTTGCGCCCTTCGGCCGTCGCGATCTCGCGGTCCAGCACTTCGATGGCCCGGTCGATCTCGGCGATGCTGCGGTAATCCACGGTCTTGCCGTCATAGCTCACGCGGGCCACGCCAGAGGAACGTTGCGTCGCGAGAGTTTCGCGGCGGGAGCGGAGGTCTGCGGGCGTGGGCATTGAAAGATCCTGACGGTTGTTGTGCCGGTGGCAGACCATTGGCAACTGCGTTATGAGCAGACGAAGACCAATTCACCGGAGACACGACCATGACGCCCGACCAGATCCTTACCGCTTTCTCTGGACGGGAAGGTTTCCCGCGTGAAGCCATGGCTGCTGCCGGAGCAATCCGCGAGGATATGATCCCGCTCTTCCTCGAACAGATTGATCGTCTACAATCGGACGAAACCGAAGCGTTCAATGACGCGGATGTTTCGGCATTCCTCTTTGTCTACTTTCTGCTCGGCGAATGGCGCGACGCCCGCGCCTACCGACCGCTCACGGCTATGTTGCGCAAAGATCCCGACTTCCTCGACTTTCTGATTGGCGACGCGGTGACGGAAGGCACCGCGCGCGTGATAGCCGGGGTCTGCGACGGTGATCTCAAGCCGATCTTCTTGGTGCTCGAGGATCCAGCCGCTGACGAGTTTGCCCGCGGCCAGATGATCGACGCGCTCGTCATCATCGCCCGTGACCGGCCCGAGAGCCGCCCAGATGTCGTCGATTACCTTGAGCGCTTTCCATCGGCCGATTTCGACAAGCCGCAAACCCTCTGTGGCTCGTGGGCCTTTGCCGTCGCCGACTTGGGGCTCGTGCACCTGGAGCCACAGGTCCAGGAGGCATTTGAACGGGAGTGGATATCACCCGACGAGGCAGATTTCTCGTTTTTTCAGGCGCAGTTGCGCAAAGCGGTGGAGGCAGGCGAGTCGCCCTGGTTCCACATCAGCCGAAACACCCGCATGATCGAAAGCGCCATCGAAGAACTGTCGCGCTGGCACTGCTTCTCCGACAAGTTACTGGAGAACAAGGCAACGACGCAGGCTTCGGAAAGCTCGCTGTCACACCTCTTCAGCGACACCTTCGAACACGCGGCGCCAAAGGTCGGGCGCAACGACCCCTGTCTGTGCGGCAGCGGCAAGAAGTTCAAGAAATGCTGCCTGCAATGAAGCAGCATCAGACCCAGGCTGATCACCGCATGTAATTCGACGCCACGGACCTGCGCCGTGCGGGACTTCGCACCGCACGAATGGATCCGGCTGCGGCTATTTCACCTCCCCCTTCGATCTTGCCATCCCCTCCCACTTGCGCCTCGAGATCGACCCAACGCGCCTCGGACCAGCGGTCAGCCCCGACGATCCAGGCAGCAGCGCGGGCATAGACCCGGCAGTCCAGCGCCTCGTTGCGTTCGCGCAGCTTTTGCCATTCCAGCCGAGCAAAGCCACGTTTGGTGCGCACGGTCACCAGTTCCTCGGCCACCAGCTGCTTCAGCCATTCGCTTTCTACCCAGTCGGGGAGATGCACGGTGCCGGGCGGATGCGTTGCCCCCTCGGCCAGTTCTTCCTTCGTCGGGCGCGGCAGACCGAGATGGCGATAGGTCTCCGCCTTGAAGGTGGAGACCGCCACCGTCCAAAGCCGGGCGCCCCGGCGCAGGCGTTTGCCCGCGTCAGTCACATCGACATAGGTCGGCCCCGACACAGGGCTTGACCGGTTGAACCCTTCGACACCTTTCACCGGTGCGACCTGCGCCACGCCCTGCCGCCGCGACCAGCCATAGACGGCCGGAGCCTCGTAGCCGGTGTCGATGGCGAGCTTGGCCAGCCGCAACTGTGCCCCGTTTTCATGGGCCCACGTTCGGTCCAGAAGCTTTGTCAGCTCTGCCCACGCACCCTGATGATCCGGGCCACCCGCAATCACGATGTGATCGACCAGCCAGCTTGTTCCGCCGCGGCCCCAAGCCCAGACGTCAACCTCGATCCGGTCCTTCTGCACGTCGGCTCCCGCGGTCAGGAACAGCCCGCCCGCAGGCACGATGCCCGGCTTCCATGTTTCGCGGCGATCATAGAGCCGCGACCAATCCGGCGCTTCGCCGGTCTCCACCCATGTTTCGCCAAGGATGGTGTTCTTGAAGGCCCGGATTGCCTCATCCGAACCTTGTGCTGCCTCCCATGCCAGCACGATCCGCTCCCAGCTGAGCCAGCCGATCGGCGAATAAAGCGCCGAAAGGTGATAGCCGACGGTGCCGGGATCGGCGGCGACAGCGGTTGCCCGCCACTCGCCCGCCTCCAGCAGCGCCGTCTTGTGATGTTCTGCGATGGGCCGCTCGCAGCCCTCGCAATGGTATGCTGCCGCCTCAGGCAGGCCTTTTTCCCAGCGCAGCCGCTCGAACTTCAGCCACTGGAACTGGCTGCAATGCGGGCATGGCACGAAGAACCGGCGCTGATCGCTGGCCTCGTATTCCCGCTCGATCCGGCTCAGCCCCCGGATCGTCGGGGTGGAGACCAGAAACACCTTGCGCCGGTGCGCGAAGGTCAGGGACCGCGCCTCAGCAAGGCTGACTGGATCCCCCTCATCATCGGCCGAGGCCGGATAGGCATCGACCTCGTCCAGAAAGATGTAGCGCGCCGGGGTAGAGCGCAGCCCGACCGCCGAGTTCGCCCCGGTCATGATCAGGATGCCGCCCGCGAATTCCTTCGACAGCATCGTGTTGCCCGCATCGCGCGAGCGCGCCGGTTTCACCCGTTCGCGCAACTCCGGACTTTCCTCGATCAGCGGATCAATTCGCTGGCGCGAATTGCGCTTGGCCAGTTCCACGGTCGGCTGCACCGCGAGCATCGGGCCCGGTGCCTGGTGGATCGCAAAGCCAATCCAGTTGTTCCCGGCCTCGGTCGCGCCGACCTGTGCTGCCTTCATGAATACGATGCGCTGGACCGCCGAACTGGGTGACAGCGCATCCATGATTTCGCGCATGTAGGGCGTGCGCGCTGTGCGATAGCGCCCCGGCTCTGCGCTGGCCCGCGATCCCAGCATCCGGTGTGTATCGGCCCATTCCGACACCGTCAGATCGGCGTCCGGCCGCATCCCCTGACCCCAAGCCCGCAGCAGTTGGTCGGCACCGTCAAATCCATCGTTCTCAGCGAAGGTCGATGCGGACCTCGGCGAGGCTGTCGAGTTGGGCACGGACATGGGCTTCCAGCACCTTCTGCATCATGACGGGCTCCAGACTTCCATGATCCGCGATCATCACCCCCAGTTCTGACGCCATAAGTGCCGCCGCCCGCGCAGGCCACGTCACCCAGGCGTCGCGTTCCTCCCGCGCCAGCCGGAACACCAGGCCCACCGCGCGATCCCGGTCGATCAGCTCGCCCTTCAGCTTCGCGAGCTTCAGCTTGCGCTCCTGCGCCTTCAGCACCTCGTTGGCAGTCTTGGCCTGCAGAAAGGTCGTGCCGCCGCCAGTGACTGGGGCGGGCAACCCTTCCTCGCGCAGTGTGTCACCGACGGTTGAAAGCGCTGCGTCCGGCACCGGCTTCAGCTTGGGTGCGGGTGGTGGCGCTTTCTTTGCCTCGCCCCGTTGCTTGGCGGGGTCTGTCATCGCAGCCCGCCGCGCATCGGAAGCAGCCGCGTCAATCGATCCATCGGCGTGCTGAACCAGCCGCCCGGTATCCTTGGCTTTCTGGATCGCACCGCGCGACAGGCCGACATGGGCGGCATACTGACGCTCGCTCATCCCCTGCATCTCGCACC